TGAATTAGATACTGTATTTGCTGATCTGAAAGTTATTTTAAATATAACAACTTCGTCAGGAAAACAATTAGATTTAATTGGTCATATTATTGTAGAAGGAAGAAATGGTAGAAATGATGCTGATTATCGTTCAGCTTTAACTTTAAAAATATTTAAGAATACTTCTAGAGCTTTTGTAGAAGATATTGTTGAAATTTTAACTATAGTTACAAATGCTACTAAAGTTGTTTATTCAGATAATCCTCCTGCTGCTTATACTATTTATACAAATGGAGAAACATTGCCAACAAATATCAAAACAACAATTGATAGATTGTCGGCTGCTGGAGTTGCAGTTTTAATTTATGCATCAGATGGTCAAATTCCATTTATTGCAACAGAAATTGAAACTACACAAGCGAATTTACAAACTGATTCAGGAGATGATCTTGTAGATGATGCAGGATCACAATTTGTTGTTGATTATGAATCAGGAGTTGAAAGTAATAAACTCCAAAGTATTTTCGGTGGAAGAGAATTTGGAGTTGTAGAAAATTTAGATTTAATAACTGACACAGGAGATACTTTGGTCACAGATACAGGAGCAATTTTAGGTTGTTACGATGAAGATCAAAATATTACTGATGGAGGATTAGCAAATTTAGCTTATCAATAATTAATTATTTAATATTATGTCGGTAAAACCAGATAATACAATAGAATGGGCAACTGATGATGCTACTGAAACTAGACAAGGTGGAAGTAACAAATTAGAGCCAACAGATGAACTAAAACAAAACGGAAGTTTAGATGGAAATTATGCATTAAATCATTTAAATTTTATGTTTAATGTTTTAGGGTTGTGGAGTAAGTTCACAAATGATATGGTAGAAGTTGTTGACGGTGTAGGAACAGGATTAACAAAAGATGGTCATTTTTCATTTATTGTTGCTTTTGATAGCACAAATTTAGATGACTATGTTTTAGGTTTTGCTGATAAGCCAACATCTGCAGCTGCATCAACAAAAATCATAAACAATAATACTTTAACATTTGGAACTGCTGATGCTGATGGAACTATTCCTATATCTGGTGCTACAGCAGCAAATATTAAAGCTTTTAGTATTAATTTTAAAATTAGTTAGAAAATTATGGCAAATATTACAGTCCCAGGTTTACCAGCGAAAACAGGAACAATCCTAGATGCTGCGTATTTACATTTGAATGAGTCTAGTGTTGATAAAAAAGTCACAATAGCTCAATTATTAGCAAAAATCGAAGCTCAATATTCAGCAGATATTGTTACCTTTTTAGGTTCAGCAAATAAAGCTGAAGGAAGAGCAAATTTATCTATTGATAGAAGAGTTACGGTCGATGATGCAAATTATACTATTTTAGCCACAGATAAGGTTGTTGCTCAAATAGGAACTATGTCTGCAGCTAGAACATTTTCACTTCCTGCAGCTTCAACTGTAGAAGCAGGAGCAGAAATTATTATTATTGACGAATCAGGTTCTGTTGATTTAGTTAATAAAATAATTGTTCAAAGAAATGGAATAGATACAATTGATGGTGCAACATCCATAGATATTAATAAAAAATATGGGCAATTAGAATTAATTTGTGATGGAACAAATAGCTGGAAAATAATTAGTTCTGGTGCATCTATTTTACAAAATAACTTTATTAATAAAAACCTAATTATCAACGGAGACTTTGAAATTGCACAAAGAGGTACTTCTTTTATTTCTGCTTCACCTAATTACACTTTAGATAGATGGGCTTATGGAAAAAATGGAACAATGGCTCAAGATGTTACTCAAGATTCAGATGTTCCAACAGGAGCTCAAGCTAGACGATATATACCTAATTCAGTCTTATTTGATTGCAAGACCGCTCAACCTTCTATCGGTGCTGGTGATTATAGTTTTACGTTTCAAAAAATAGAGGGTTATAATTTTCAAGCAATAGCACAAAAAACTTTCACCTTGTCATTTTGGGTAAAAGCCACAAAGACAGGCACTTATTGTATATCTTTAAGAAATAGTGGTTTTGATAGGTCTTATGTTGCAGAATATACTATTAATTCAGCGAATACATGGGAATTTAAAACTATTACAGTTGCACCTTCGCCTAGTGCAGGAACTTGGAATTACACTAATGGAGCAGGTATTAGTGTTGAATTTATAATTGCAGCAGGCTCGAACTTTCATACAACCCCTAATGCTTGGCAAACTGGTAGTTTTTTATCAACCTCAAATCAAGTTAACGGTGTAGCTAGTGTTAGTGACCAATTCCGCCTCGCTGGCGTTCAAGTTGAAGCTGGAAGTGTAGCAACTGAATTTGAAAAAAGGAATATTCAACAGGAAATAGAGTTATGCCAAAGATATTATGAAAAAAGTTATGATTTAACAATTAATCCAGGTTCTGCCGTATCGGAGGGTATAGTATATTTAAGGGTAGGGGACCCCACTAGTGGCGTAATGACTATATACAGTAAATATCAAACACCTAAAAGGGCTTTACCTATTATTACTTTATATGATAACACTGGAAATCCAGGCAAGATAGGGTACTCTGGAGTTGGTAATAATCAAGTTGGCACTGTATCAGATAGTGGGTTTAATTCATTTGCGGTCAGTACTGACAGCTCTACTAGTAAAAATGGCTTATTTTTTCAATATATAGCGAACTCAGAACTTTAATAAATAAATTATGATTATAAACACAGTAAAAGAATTAGAAAATAGTTATTTAGTTAATGGGGTTTCCACTATTTTTAAAAAATATGGTGCAACTGGTTATGACAAAGTGCAAGACTGGATAGCAGAAGGCAACACGCCAGACCCTGAATTTACTTTAGAAGAAAAAATAGAATATCAATTACAGCAATTAGATAATTACCATTTTAATTCTTCTGAAATAAGAGAAATGAAAATAAATGATTATTTCATTTTATCATTATCAGGAAATGGTAGGGCTTTAATTTCTGAACAAATACAAAGTTTAGATCAACAAATAAAATTAAATGTTATAACTGAAGAAAGTGCAACATTTGAATATTTTTATAACGGAGGATCAATTGAAATTACTTTAGTTCAATTGAGACAATTGTATATATTTATGTTAAATGTTGCTAACACTAATTACGGTGTTTATAAAGCTCATATTCATGCAATAAAAAATCTATCTACAATAGAAGAAGTAGAAGCTTATGATTTTACAGCAAATTATTTAAAAAACCAGAACTTAAACATTGAATAATGGAAAAGGACTTAGAAATATTATATTTAAAATCAAATATCCAAACAGCGATAGACACTTTGGATAAAGACAAAATACATATATTGTATTTTTCTTATTATTGTAATTTTCATAATTTATGGAGAAATCCTTTGTTATTAACTACAAAGCTTTTAAATAAATTTAATGGAGATGAATCAATAGATCATGTTAATCATATTTCTAGGTTCAGATTTGATGAGGAATATGGTAAATGGGTTGCTAAAGTATTTGAAGCAACTATGGAAAGAGGTATGGAACAAAATGATTTATTTAATAAATTAAAAGCTTTTCAAGGTATTTGTTACATAGAAACTATAGATAAAAAAGTAAATAAAACTAAAGCAAAAGCTTTTGAGAAAAAATATTATGGAGTTCCATATTCTAAAGAATTAGCGGCTAAGTCTGGAATTGATATCGATTCTTTAGATAAGAAAATTAAACAACCTAAAACTGATGGAGGATTTTGTTCATGGCTTGAAGCTCTATTTTTAATAGATCAAGGAATAGATATAAGCCATATTGAAAAAGGAAATCCGTTAGAAATTACACCTGCTAATTTATTTCATGGTAATTTAGGTAATAAACGTATTTTATTTAAGTATTAATGATATGGAAAATTATAAAACTAAATGTCGACAAATTGCAATCGTGTTTTTGCTATTTTGTTTAGTCATTTTAGGATTGAAATATAAAAGTCGATTTAATATTGATGAGTTTAATTCTAATGTGATAACAAAAGCGGCACAAGAATTAACAATATGTAAAGATGATTATTTTATTAATTATATATCTTTCAAAGACTCGTTCTTCAAAAAAGAATTAAGATTTATCGATCAGATAAAAATTATAAAAAATTCCAAAGGTCAATTTGAGCCTGTCAGTGTAAAATTTAGAAATACCAATTGGGGAAAAACATTTTCTGTAAGCAACGATGTTTATAAACTAATTAAAAAAGGTGTTTCAAATCCTATCTATTTTAATAATCTAGAAAAATTAAAAAAATATAAATTAGTTGAAACTTTAATAACTAATTCGTATGAAACTCCTAAAAAAGTAGGTTTTATCGCAATAAAGAATTATATGGACATAGTTTATATATTTGTTATTATAAATGTTAATGAGTCTAACACTGATTGTAATGAAAAAGAATTTAATACGATTCTTATGAATTTACATAATTTTGTGCAGGAATCAAATAGTAAGTTATTTTAATTATAAAAGGAATGGATATTTTTAATTTTATTTTAAATAATGGTCCTTTATGCGTGTTAGCTTTTTTCGGGTTTTTAGCTTTTTATAAAGGTATACCGTTTTTAATAAAACATAATGATGAAAGACATATTAAAGCTGAAAATAAATTGGCTGAAATTGATTCTAAACTGCAAGGCCATGTCATACAATCAGAAAATGATAAAGAAACTCTTAAAAAAGATATTGAAGAAATAGAAAAAGATATTGATACTATTCAAAAGTCAATAAAGAAAATTGAAGAGCATCAACATACACAAAATGGCATTATGGCTACAATTGAAGCTGTAATTTTAAAAGACTGTAAACCAAAAGACAATGAATGAACAAATGATTGAAATTATTTCTAAAGTTCCTGAGTTTTTAGCTCTTGTTTCTTTATTAATGGTAACCATTGCAATAAAACGTATGGAGAGAATTGAAAAAAGGGATGATGAGAAAATATCAGAACTTAAATCAACCATTAAAAAATTAGATGAAACTGTTTCATCTATAAAAGAAATGGTAATTATTTTAAAAACTAAATTATAATTGTATTATGACTAATAATTTTTTACAAGATTCTAAAGGTAATAAATCCTCAAAAAGATTATGGGGATCAATATGTATTGGTAATGGTATTTTATTAAAGAATGCAGAATGGGCGTGTGGATTATTTTATAAAGAATTAAGTTCTAACCAAGTTATGACTATGGAACAAGCATCTTCATCTTTAATAACCATAGGATGTGTTTTATTAGGTTTAGGTCTTGGTGAAAACATAAATAAAATGTTTAAAAGAAAATGAAAAGTTTAATATTTAAAATATTTTCTGTAGTAGCTGGAATCGGAACTATATTTTTTTTCGGTTCTAATTCAGGCAGAAGAAAAGAACAAAATAAACAATTAAAACAAGAACATGATGAATTACAAAAAGATATTACAATTACCAAGAAAGTTAATAATTTGTCTTTTTCTGATAAGTCTAGCTTCTTGCTCTCTAAGCAGAGAAACAAAAATAATAAGTAATTATTGTTATTTATATTCAACGTTTCCTGATGATCTTGAGCAAGATGTTATTTCATATTGGGTAGATAAAGAAAAAATTATTAATAATAAAAATTCTAATGGAGGAGTTAAAACTTCTGAAGAAAAATTATTTGAAATATTTGTAGATTATGCAGGAACAAATGACAAAATATATTATGAAAAAAAGTGTGATGAAATTAATAACAATTAGTTTTATATTTTTATTATCAACTTGTAATATAGTATTAGCAAATGATGTTAGATGGAATGTAGGTATTTCTTATTTTTATGCTAATATAAATGATCCTGAATACGATTTTGTTGATAAGTATGAAACTCTTAAGAATCCAAAAGATCAATTTAAATCTATTTCTGTAGGATTATCTAAATTTTATGATAATAATTTTAATTGGTCAATAAGTACAAATAGATTATTTAATAGTGAAATAAAAAGAAGTGTAAAAATAAAGTCTGATGGTTTAATATTTCAAAATGAAACTAAAATAACTATTGATTCATTACTATTAGGATATAGAATAAAAAGATTTAATCCATCTTTAATTATAGCTAATGTAGAAGCTAGTAAATTTTTATATTATAATAATTCATTAGTTGGATATGAAAATAAAAGAGCAATAATTCCTGGTATTAATTTAGGATATTTTGCTACTAAAAATTTTGTTCCTTCTTTTTCTTATATTTTACCAAATAAAGAATTAGATTTAGAAGGTGCTTTTTCTTTAAATATTAATTATATATTTTAATATGCCAAGTTATTCAAATAGATCATTATCTAAGTTAAAAGGTTGCCGTGATGATTTAATTACTTTATTTGAAGAAGTAATTAAAGAATATGATAATTCTATATTAGAAGGTCCTAGGACTACAGAAAGACAACAAGAGTTATTTTCTCAAGGTAAATCTAAATTAGATGGTATTACAAAAATATCTAAACATCAAATAACAGAATGTAGAGATAAATCTATGGCAGTCGATAGTGCCCCATGGCCAATTGATTGGAATGATTTAAATAGATTTTATCATTATGTCGGTTATGTAAAAGGTGTTGCCGATAGATTGTATCATGAAGGTAGAATGGCTTATAAAATAAGATGTGGTGCTGATTGGGATGGTGATAATTCTTTTAAAGATCAATCATTCCATGATTTACCCCATTTTGAATTAATAATTAATAATTAATAACTATAATTTTAAATATTATGTTACCTATAAAACTTGTAGATTCGCAATCTGGAGAATTCAATTTTAGGACTTCAGATCAAATATTAGAATACAAATTGGTCATAGAAGGCTCTCCTTCTTCAAATATAAAAGTTTACTTTAACGATAAACACAAAGATTTTAATGGCTTCTTCCTTAAAGTTTATTGTAATAATTGGGCAAATTCCAGGGTTATTTTAAAATGCAAAGTGAATTTAGAAGATGATATATTTACTGAAACAGGGGATGTTTTCTATGAAAACAAATTATACAGATTTAAATATAATTAAAATTATGTCAATATTAGATAAAAAGTTAGTAAATTCTACTAACGAGAATAGGAAAAAAGCTATATTAGTCGCAGGGCAATCAAACACTTCATGGGCTACACAATTCGGAGTATCACCAGTAAACACTGGTGGGCTCGATTTAAAAATAACTCAACTAGCAAGGCATAACCAAAATGATCTTATCCCTACTATAAGCGGCTTAACAAATATTCATTTTCAAACTGCGGATGGGGCTAGAACAAGCTATGCATATAGTTTAGCAAAAGATATTAGAAATGATATTGGATGCGAAGAACTATTAATAATTCCTTGTGCTATTGGAGGAACAGGATGGTCAGGTGGTCAGTGGTCAGCATCAGGATCTTTATATCAAGATATGATAGCTAGAGTAGAATACACTGTAAAAATATTAAAATATGATATAGTTGGTATATTCTGGTCACAAGGTGAATCAGATACTAATAGTAGTATAAGTTCTGTTTATAAATACTTATTATATAGCTTAGTTTCAACATTAAGAACAGTTATTTATAATTCAGGACAAGGAAATGCACATAATATACCTTTTGTCACTTTTGATATGGTTACTAACTGGGTGGGTTCTGATGTAGATAGATTAAATGTACAAAACGCATTAGAGACTATCGGTAACAATATTAATTTTACCGCTAATGCTGATACTACAAATTTACCTAGCGATCTAGAAAATGATATAATACATTATGATACTAGACAAATAATAGAATTAGGCCATAGATTGTTTGATGCTTGGAAGATAGCTTTAAATAATGATTTGCAAAACATTTATCAAAATACTCCAGGGGAAACTATATTATATAATAGAGATTATGGACAATATTATTCTAATATATGGGAGGCCTTGTATTTTGGAAATTCTGAAACAGATAATAAATTTTCAAGATTATCTGATATTTGGAAATATGAAAATAATGGTAAGTTTAAGTTTAAATTAGAATGGACTATATCTTCTCAATTATATTATATTATTTGGGAACAAAATTATATACCTTATTTTTGTGTTCCGTTGATGTGTGCGGCTAGCCTTATGGAACATTCTAATGGGGCTGTTTTCGGAAGAGATGATGGTATGGGGTTTGTAGGTTTAGTATTTGATGGAGTCGACACCTTTATAAAATTGAATTCGTCAGGTGAGTGGTGGACACCTTTAGGTCAAAAAGCCTATTACGGTGGCGGTATTCCTATTTCTAATATTAATGGTGATAAACTTGCGTCTAATATAAAATTAAAAGCTATTAAAACTTAATAGCTTTTAAAAATTCTTTTATCTTTTTATTGATTCTTAGAAATAATATATTAATCCAAAGTTCATCTTCAATATTTAGACAAAATCTTTTTATGTCAAATCCTGAATTATCAGCTTTTATAAATATTTGGCATAAATATTCTTCTCCTATAGATATAGATCTACCTGAAGCTTCACAAATATATTTTTTCTTAGCTTTAGGATGTCTAGTTTTAATTAGTCTTTCTGTCATTGTTATAATAATTAATTGAAGGGTTAATAATTTTAAAAGCAACTTCGTTACTTCTATTCTCAATTGCATTTTTAACTGAATCTAGTTGCCCTTTTAACTGTTCAATGTCAGTCAAAATTGCTTCTAAATTTTCGTAATTATTAGCAATTAAAAATTCTATATCAGATAAAACGCGATGCATAGATCTAGGTTTTGTCTGTTTAAAGTCTTTACAAATTGTCATTTTCTTTCAATTAAATATTCATACAAAAACGGTAATCCTCATAAGTTGTATTAACAGCTTTACATCTAGCATGAGAACTAGCAGCAGCTTTATATAATACAAAACAAGATAGAGAGATAAATAAACCAGTTAAAATATAGACTAATATATTTTTATATAATGTTTTCATAATTAGTTTCTTTCAAATTGAATAATATATGGATAATTTTCTCTTTTAAAACCATTAATAAAATTAAGTGATTTTCATCAGCTTATATAATAATTATATAACATTGATTTTTAAAAGTAAAATACTTTTTACACATTTTAAAATATTTTTTATCTAAGCTCAAAACTGTCTAATTTTGATACAACTCATGTTTTAAATAATCAATCAAATCCTTTTGTGTCTTAGCTTTGCCTGATAATGCAAAGAATAATACTTTTTCATCTAAACAACCCTTGGCTATTAAATGGATATTTCTTACAATATTTTTTTGCCCTTGTCTATGAAGTCTTTTATTAAATTGCTGGTAATATTCTAAATTCCATGTTAATCCATACCAAACTATTATATTACCACCATATTGTAAATTTAAGCCGTGCCCTGCTGATGCAGGATGAGCTAATAATATTTTTATTTTACCTTTATTCCAATCATCTTCTTGTTTAGCTGTTTCTAATTTAACGGCTTTAGGAAAAGCCTTTTGTAGTTTTTCTAAATCATGTTTATAGTTATATGCTACTAAAAAGTTTTCTCCTGGATTATCTTCAATAATTTCTTTTAATCTTTCTATTTTTTCATTATGAATTTCATGAACGTTTCTTTCAGCATCATAAACGGCGCCGTTGCATATCTGAAGCAATTTATTTCCAAGAGTAGCTTTAGAAGGTGATTCAATATCGATATCGTCTAAAGAAATAATAAATTCTTTTTCTAATTCTTTATATTGTTCTTTTGCTTTGCTAGGAAGTTCTATAAATTCATTTACATTTATGCATTCAGGAAGCTCTAAATAATCTTCTGCGGTCATAGTTACACAAACATCTTTGATCAATCCCATTATTTGTTCTTTTGCTCCTGGTTTTAATTTATAATTATATCCCATATAACCGTCAGGAACAAAGAATCTTTGCCTATAATTTGTTATTGTCCTTCCTAAACGTTCACCTTGGTCAATTAAATACATTTGGCTCCATAAATCCATCATTCCATTAGGGCTAGGCGTTCCTGATAATAAAACAATAGATCTAATATATTTCATTACTTTTTTCAAAGCTC